CTTTCACGAATGCGGGTCCAAAGATCCATAAAGTATTCTTTCTCAACCTTGTGGCGAAGAAGAACGGCAGAGTTGTTAGCACGACCGCGTTGTGGGTTTGTTTCCCACCAGTTTCCTGCCTTACAAGCAATCATTTCGTCGTCGTCAGCAGAGAATAGCGAAATCAAAGCAGCGCGGCGAATACCACCAGCAAGCACGGCATCTGCGATGTGACACATAATGTCGTGGCATTCAATAGGAGTTAGTTTATCTCCGTCCTTCTTTGCGTTCAACATTCCGTCAATCTTCACCAAACACTCAACGAGAGGTTGTGGTCCCGGTGCTTTACCGCCTGATGTGACCAAACGGGCACCCTTGGGGCGAATGTCCGAGAAGTCAAAGCGAATACGACTTGTTCCCTTAAAGTAAGATTGTAGAAGCACGCGAACAGCATCGGCCCAACCTTCAATTGAGTCGCCAACAAGGAATCGCTTTTCGCGACCGGAAGGCAAACGAATTTCTGGTAGTTTCTCAACGTGATGCTTCTGAACCGAGAAACCTACACCAGTTCCGCCAAGAAGCAAGAACATTGCTTCCGAGAAAGAACGCAAATCGTCAATAGGCATAAATGCGCAGTTGAAGATTCGGTTTGGGGCAATCTCAATTGGTTTGCCACCAAACTGCATTGAACGCATTGAAGGCAAAACTTGACGACTGAAAACATACTTGTATGCTTCCCTTATCTCTGATTCAAGGTGAGGATACTTCTTGATATGCATTTCCATATTGCGTTCCGTGATTTCCTCATAAGATTCACGGCGGTATTCTTCTGGAAGATACCTTGCGTATTTCATGTGGACTGTAATGTCCGACAAAATTCTAGTTGCTAGATTCATTTTCTTTATCCTTTTTATCTTTTCTAAATTTCTTGTATTTTTCTTTCAGTTTTGCCGCTTGGTCTTTTGAGTTCAATAGTTCTGCTACTGCGTCTTGTGATCCTTGCGGTTTTACATCAATGTGAATATCTTTTGTTCTCATTGTAATTGGGAATACTACGCCGTCCGGTCCAAATCTATTCTTTGCGATAAAGATTCTGCCGGAATCAGTTTGTTTGTCCTCTATGGTCCTTGAAACAGAAAATATGAAGTCAGCGACAAAGCATTTAGAGAATGCTTCCGAGATAGATTCCATTGTAATGACTTCTGCATTGAGACCTGACCGATTTGTTTGAGAAGCAGTCCAAACAGGACACTTGAATTGTTGAGCGATTGAACGCAACTCTTCATAAATAGATTCCAACTCGTTTCTCTTTTCTCTATGATTAGAAGAAATTGGTTTTAGCAAATCTCCGTAATCAACAATAACCATATCAACTTTGATTTCTGCTGCTCGCAGTTTTTCAAGGTGATTTAATAGGGTATTAGCAGAAGCAGATTTCGTTGGGTATTCCTTGATAATCAGTGTTCCCTTCATATCACGGACGGTCTCTTGAATCAAGTCTTTGTATTGGAAAAGATCCGAAAGAGGAACCTTTGTAAGACAAGAATCATACCTTTGAGCAATAACCGTATCAGACAACTCCAATGTGTAATGAACAACATTCAGTCCCGCTTTCAACGCTTGGGATCCCAAATGTACAAGAACCATTGACTTACCAGCGCCAGTTGGCGCGATTACAACGCCAAGTTCGCCGGAACCAAGGCCATTCCCGCAAATAGAATCAATTTCAGTCCAACCAGTAGTAATTGGGTTGCGTGATTTGCGTTCAAAACGCTTTTCAAAATCTTTAACATAATCATATCCATATTCGTTGTATGAACCAAGTTTAATGGCGTCATTAATTAGTTTGCTGATTTCGTCAAAAGAAGAATTATTAATAAGAGCAACTGACTTTACCATTGCTTCTTTAAGTTTCTGCTTTCTACAAAAATCTAATGCGGTGTCTTTAATAAATGCTGAGTTATCTACTTCTTGCTTAGACAAGATTCTTGCTGCGTAATCTACTACCTGTGTCTTGATTGCTTCGTTTTGCTCACCAAGACCGGACTTAATCATTGTAACCATTGCTGAATGGTTTGGGTGTAGTTTGTACTTATCCCTGTATTCTCTAATCTTCTGGATAAATACTCGGAGATATTTAAGTTCCAAATAATCTTCGTCCAAAACCTCAAACATTTGATCTGCGAAAGGTCTGTCCTCCAAAATAAGGTGGCATAGATCTTCTTGAAACGCTTTTCCATAAGTGGAAAAACTTGGATTACTCATATTCATTTATTCCTTCTTGTTTGAGTGGATTATTGATCTTGATTGCGTAAGTAGATCTACCCAATCAAAAGAAGCAAAACCATTTTGAATTGCGATTGTCTTTAACTTTGTCGCGTTCAATTCAAATTCAAAGTTTTCCAAAGCATAAAGAATCTTGGAAGTTCCTTGTGGTGAAATCATTGGTGGAACAAGATTCATAAGTTTGTAATTTGTTTCTACAACTTGTCTATGTGAAACTACTTCTTGGTAAAACTTTACTTTTGTTTCTTGGTTATCGCAATAATCAATAACACTTTCTAATGTATGCGACTTATCTTCGGATAGAAAGTCCAACCTCTTAGCAATGGTCTTTAACCCAGCACCGGGCACCCCGTCAAGGTTGTCCGAAGCATCGCCAGCAATTGACCTTGCCAAAGCAAAATTGGTTGGATGAATCTTAAACTCTTCTAACACATTCTTAACATTGTGGATCTTGTCTTGAACTGGCCTAAATAAAATTGTCTTACTATCCAAAAGTTGGATAAAATCTTTATCAGAAGAAATAATAACCTTTTGGTAATCCTTGTAAATCTGAGACTTGGCAACATAAGCAATTACATCGTCCGCTTCAACATTATCAACCATAAGTTGAATAAACGGCATATTATTAATAATTTCCATTAGAATTTGTTGTTGCCAAATCTTGTTTTCTTTTTCAGTTTGTTCGGTCATTCCCTCAACTTCATAGTTCTTCTTTAAGGGTTTGCGACCTTCCTTATATTCTTTTACAACTTCACGGCGACGATTAGAACCACCTTTGCCGTCCCAGCAAATAACGACTTGATCTGGTCTAATTTCATTTACTTGCTTTTTAATCATACCCAAAAATCCAACAACTGCTCCAATAGGATTGCCGTTGGTAGATACAGAGGGATTCACTATGTATGCTCTGATAAACATATTCAAAGCATCCACAATCATAACGCGCTTATTCATTCTTTTTGTTCCTTCTTTTAGCAGACCGCAAAGCAGGCATGTAATTAAAATGTTCTTCGTCAATACCTTGCGTCAATCTTATTTCTGCGACATGCTGGTCATCAACGGTATAAACAACCTTCTTAATCCCAACATGTTCCATAACAAGAAGACACATAGGACAAGGTTTAGACATACGGAAAAGTCCATCACTACCGATCCTGGCGACATAGATAGTGGATCCAGTTGTCTTCTTACGAGAGATTCCAAGGACCGCGCCAAGTTCAGCATGTTGCGTTGCGTGTCCGCATTGGTGATTACGGAAACGATTTGCCCAATTAACAGGGCGAAGGCAATTGTGGGAATAATTAACCACTTGACCTCCTCTCACCAAGACTGCGCCATGCTTGTAATCAGGACCCCCTGATTCTTGCGCAATCTTCTTTGCGATATTCATAAATCTACGATTCTTGCCCGAAAAGGTCACGGGACGCCTCCAACACCTACCATGTAGCAGGGCGGGGGCGTCCCGTCAAGTCAAGCGGTCGTCAAGGGATCATTCGTCGTCTTCGTCAATATTGTAGAAGGACTCTGCTGATCCTGTTTTGCTTTCAAACTTATGGATAATTTCTTCGTCCATAAGCGCCAAAACTCTTTCTCTAAACTTGGGTTCTTTGATTTTATCTGCCCATTGAGCAGATTGGAACTTTTCTTCTGTTCCGTCTTGATACTTTAATTTGTACCAAGCGCCCGCTTGCTCTAAATGTTCTGACGATTTAATTGCTTCAAACCAACTTTCTTCGTCTTGAATATTTACTTCACCACCCGCCCATAGAATCTTGAAAGTACATTCGCGATTCAATGACCCAAAGCGGGATTTCTTGATTTTTGCTTTAACTTCTGATCCAATTTGGAACCCTCTTTCGTCCAATAAGAAAGACGCTTTGCTTTTACGACCAGTCAGCCAAATTCTTAGCGAGTAAGCGTAAGCAGGCGCTTTTCCGCCTGGTGTGAAATAAGGTTCTACCAATGCTTCTGCGACATTTGAAGTAATGTTTGTCTTCAACTGATTTAGAAGAAGCAAAGTTGAATGTGAATTCGCAATTGGAATTGTTAGTTTTGAAAATGCTTTTGATAGAATACGAGGTTTCATCGCCATTGAAGACTGAGGATTAAAACTGGATTCCAAATCTGATTCACATGGCGTATTTGCCAAAGAATCCCAGATAAAAAGCATTCTGTTTGTATTAGACGCTAATAGTTGTTCTATTGTTTCCAAAACAAACTCGGTTGTTGTTCCTTGAATGTAAAGTAAGTTTTCAAGATTACAACCGGTTGAACTTAAAAACTCTGGATCTACTGCTGATTCTGAATCAAAGTAGATTACATCTATGCCCTTCTTTTGGGCGTTGGAGGCGATTTGCGCCGCCATGTAAGATTTGCCTGTCCCTTCAAGTCCAGCAATCTCTACAATCTTTCCTACGGGGATCCCCGCCATTTTACCGCTACAAATAATAGAATCCAACCAACGCGAACCTGTTGGGATCCAGTCGGTCACTTCGGTTGGATTACTATCTTGTAAATCATGCGCGACATTCATTCCTGCCTTTTTATTGACAAGATCACGCATTTCGGAAATGGAAAGGCGTCCTGCTTTTTGAGTTGTTTTTGCCTTAGACACCTATCCTCCTATTAATCAATAAATGCTCTGATTCCGAACAGAATCACAGTCGCAGTGATCGCAAGCGCACCCATGTTCTTCTCCATTAATTGTTTCAATTGTATTTGTGTAGTTTAGTTTATGAACATCGGTGTCAAATGTGTTTTCATTTGCTTCTGCTGGGACAGCGCAAGTTCCTAAAAACACAACTGCGAGGACGACGGCAACGCCAATCCAAAATGCTTTCTTTGTGGTTGCTTGTTTGGCAACTTCTGTCGCGCTTGCTACAACTTCTGCGACAACTTGTTTAACGCTTTCTAACATATCAATACTCCTTTTGTTGTGGGGACAACCTAACTGATTGCCCCCACTTTGTCAATTCAGTCGCCCATGAGTTCTTCGTATGCTTGATCAATTCTGCTTGTGTTGGTCTTGTTGTATTTTACAACATCTTCACCAGCAGAGGTTTCGTCAGCAAGGAACTCGTCCAATGCCTTTTGAACATCGGCGGTTGATCTGCGAGGATAAATAGTATCAACAGACGGGATATTCTTCAACAATTCGCCACAACGGTCTTTACCACCCACCTTATCATTACATAGCGGAGAAGTCTTACGGCGTGGTTGGATCTTTGTTTGAGCGTATGAAGCGCCGGAAATCTTACCGTAAGTTAGTGTGAGGTCAGTTCCCTCGTCAATATCGGTAATGTCGCCATAGTCAGGGTTCAACACAAGACCCAATAGTGTCTCGTAAGTTGATTTGCCATAACCCCAAATGCGGACGCCCTTATCTTCTTCGCCACGAACCAAAACTGGTGAGAAGAAGCGTTGCTTGACGAACAGAGACTTCGCCATTTTCATTCCTTCTTGATCTCCTGAACCGGAGGATTCCTTCCATAGCGAGGAAGCAAACTCACAAATCGGGCATTCGTCGCCAAAGTTGCGCTTTGGACAAAGAATAGAAACATTCTTTCCATTAACTTCCATATAATGGAAATGTAGGTCGCGGAATGGGTCGCCGTCTGCTGGACTTACAATACGAACATCGTGGTCGCCGTCAGTAATCTTCCATAGGACAGATTGCTTATCGCCACCGCCGTTGTCGCCCTTGTTCCGTAGTGAATCAAGTTTTGCTTTCATTTTTGATAGATCAATTGCCATTTTATTCTCCTTAATGTAATGGTGAGTACGACTCTATAGTCAGTGTAGCACTTCTCTACACCGCTTAGTTTTGAATAATAGAAGTTGATTTAATAAACCAACAATAATCCACTTCATATGTGGTTGGGTAAATCCCATAAGATACCGAATGTTCTTCGGTTATTTTAGTTTTTAGTTCTGATTTGATTTTTTTAAGTGAGTCGGACGAGGATTTCAACCGCTCCCCGTTCACAGCATACATATAACGGGTCGCCCTTGGAGCGTCAAGCGTGAAGAGGTCTTGCTCGTCGCCTCTTGACGGGTCCTTGACACCAATGGTAGAAATTCTACAAGTATCGGGGTTTTGTTCCAACCCTCCCATTACTGGGTCTATTCTTGTATAAACATTTACCATATGGAAAGCAGAAGCAATGTATTCATTTATCTTATCCCAGAAACCAATAATAGGAAGATTACCAAGTATTTCTTCTACTTTTTGATTTGAGACAATGTAAAGATTTCTAAATGCTCCTGATCGCGCTTTTTGCTGTAAAACATTATAAACAACTTTTTCGTGTAGTTGTTTTGTTTGACTCAACATATCTGTGTCTGTTTTTATGTAAAGAATGTCTATTTGTTTGTCTTTTAATTGTTCTAAAACAACCAAAGACAATGCTGATGTAAAAGAAGCACCGCAAACAATAAATAACACTTCGTCTTCCAGATTATCTACAATTTTCTTTAAGTTCGGGGTTAAAGATTCATATTTTTCTGGATGATTTTGTTCTTTTACTAATACAGTGTCTCCGTGGTCTTGGTTTGCGATAGTAAAAACAGTGTATTGAGGATATTTCTCAAAACACTTTGCTATTTTTGATCCAACATTACCAAGACCAATCACATTCATAGTTTAATTTCTCTCATTTCTCCGAAATTCTTGCCTGTTGAGGTATTAACGACAAAGTTGTCTTTACGCAAGACAGCAAGAATGTCGTTAATAATCGCTCTTTCTGACCAATCAAGGTCAATAACAATAGAATCGTGGATTGTTGTGAAGATTTTTGTGTTTTTGTCTTTCAAAAGAACATTAACTTCATTCAATCTCCTCAAAACATAGTCCGCTGTGGTTGATTGAATAAGATAAGGAATAGCGTGGTCTTTATCACACTCTATTTCTCTTCCGAAAGGATTTACAATCTTACCTTCTTTATAGAAGGTGTCAAGTATTTTGTTTCTTTCGTAATACTTTTCCAATTGTTGATCTTCTTTGTTTAGGTCATACAACCAAGCAAACATTGCTTTCTTTGCTTGGTCTCTGTCAATAGCATTTTTATAGACAACTGTGGTATTCCAATCGTGAAGATCGCCTTTTGGTTGTGGTTTATCCAAGACATAGAAGAAAGAACGCAAATCGGCAGCGTTGTAATCAAATTCCACAAACCAATCGTTATTTGGTTTAAATACTTTCCTGTATTCCTTATCCAAGTTCAAAATTGGGATAGCATTATCTTTCAAAGTCAAGCGACCTGTCTTTGAACCATAAGGAGAGAAAGCAATTTTCTTGTTTGAGTTTTGTAGTTTATCCCAAACTGCTTTGCCTTTCTGGGTAAATCTCTTTGTCGCCAACCAATCCCAATCAATATTTACATTGTTTCGTTCAATCTGTGCAAGAGTCTCATAAAGCGAAACCATAAATCCATAGTTTGAGGGTCTGGGATAATTTTGAAAAACAAATTCAGTAATTTTATCTTTAAGAGTTGCATACTCTTTTAAATCTCCATCATTAACTAGGTCGTAAAAGCAAGTTTCATTAAGATCAATTTTAGCAAGAGCAAAAGATCTATACATTGCTTTTAGTTTATTGTCAATTAATTTAAATTTGTCTTTTAGATTTTCTGGACAAACTTCTTCAAGGGTCTTGCCGCCAACCCAAATCTGTGCTACATCAGTGTCGCTTGGAATGTTCGGGTTCCAAGACCAAGTTTTAAAGTTATTGCCTTCAAGGGTCATCATTGCCTCACCGCCGACATAGTAACACGGGCAGTCAGGCTTGTCGTCAAGGAACTGCAAGAACATCAGTATTCCATTTTGTTTATTCTTATATTTTTAATGTTTTGTGTTATAATCTGATTAGCATCTAAACTTTCTTCATCTTCCATGAGCGAAAGATTCGTCATAGTATGATTAATGGAGCCATGCATATTATTATTACTATTAAATATATTTGCCAAATAAGCAGAAGCAGATAAAATACTTCCTGTATTTAATAGATTATTTAATTTATTTTTTATTATTATCTTTTCTTCTAATGATAATTTAAAATCATGAAACACATTTTTGACATCAACAAACTCACTAAAAATATATTTTATATTTGTAATATTCAAATTAGAATTTACATCTCTTAATACTATTTTACCTTCATTTGTTTTTGCGCAAGGAGATAAATCATACTTTTTAATAGATGGATAATTTTGTAAAAAATCAATATACCCATTATATAATATATTTACGAAGATAGAATAATCATCAAATACTTTTGTAAAATATCTAGTTAAAATTCCTTCTGTTTTTTCCAGATAATAATTATCAAAAGTTTTATCGCATATTCTCATATAATATCTCATCTGTGGAGAATTTATATCCGCAATAAACCTCCAAGGTATGTTTTTATCTATTCTAAAACCAAAAGAAACAGCTAGATTATTTACATATGTAAAGTTTGGATTATTATAATAATATTGCGTTTTGTATGCATCATTATCATAAGAGTGTTCATCGATTTCAATCATCAAACCAGATGTCATTTGACTATTCTTCTTTGAAACGATAAAGTCAGAGTACAAGACAGGAGATGTATTTATTATCTGTTTTGTAACAAAGAAAAATGCTTCTAAATATTTTCTAAATGTATCTACTTTTTTGTTTTCTATTGGGTCTTTTAAAAAAGTTTTAGTAGTAACAATAAAATAATTCATATATTCTCTATACAAATCTACTGGACTTTGGTATCCACTATAAGCTTTGAACATTGTTAGCGGTGTTTCGTTATTTGTAGCGACTGATACTTTGCCATTAGCGACTCCATCTTGGAATCTTAAATTCATAGAGTCGAAAGCCAAACGAACAAAGTTAAGAGCATACACTTTTCTTCCAGCATTTGTAGAAACAGAATCAAGATCAATTAACTTATTTTTTATTGGTACTATGGGAAAATCTGATAGATCTATTTTGCCTACCATTAAACCTTCATTTACATATGTATTTTTAATAGCAAATCCGGTATTCATTTTATACTTATTTCTTTTTATAAATAAATCTCTTGCTTTATTTCCATTATTTGCATCTGACATTATATTGCTCCTCTGGAAACATACCTCGCTGTTATTGTCGTTTCATAAGTTGTTGAAACCGTATGTTTTATTTTTGTTACAATATATAGACCACCAATCCCCATCAAGCTAGATAAAGTGTTAGGGTCTTTTGGACTTCCAATAGTGTTTCCCAAAGTTTCAGGATCAAAATAAATTAATCCTCCAAGCATACAAAGATTATTGCCAACCATTTTAATTTGTATGTCATAAACATTACTTAATTGAGTCAAAGAAAATCCTGAATTCTCTGCATATCTTGCTTCTCTTAAAAATGGCTGATCTGTTTTGCTTAATTGAATGCTTTTTACAAGCCCGTTGGCTTGTTTAAAAGAAATATGAGGAATACCATTTTTGTTATCATTTACAAACTCTCCATCAGCAACATCTTTATATATTTGATTTTCGAATGCAATAACCATCATTTCATTTGGTCTTGGAAATGTCTTATTTTCTTTTAAAATAGTCATTATTTTGTTTAAACTTAAATAATCTGTAAATGATTTTGCAAGATTGTTTCCATTAACGAATCCTCCATAAGATGCGCCTTCCTGAACACCGGAATCATATACACTTTCACCAGAAGCAGCATATCGATCTATTTTACTTACATCGCCAGAGTAATCGTTAAGTTGAATAAACTTTTGTATAAAGGTTGGAGAATTATATTGATCGACACATTCGGATCCAAGAGCATCAGCAAGAAGCTGATTTATCATATCTCTTATTACAGCAAGGAGAGTATATTTTTCTTTTCCTTGTTCTGCTGCATTTGCAATAAAATTATTAAGTGTAGAGATAGCTACTGGCGTTGCTCCAATATTGAAAGGTTTCCAGGTTCTTTTATCGCTTGAAAAACCTGCATTGATATCTGGCATTAACATGTTTGTTAGTAGAATTTTAAAAGTTCTTAATAACTGGGAGGTCATATCAGTTGTATCTCTTAAAATCAGTACTTCTATTACTGCGCTTAAAATATCGAAGAAATAAGTGAAAGCTATATCTTTTGGTTCCGATTTGACTACTGCTTTTTCGTCTGCTTGATTTGCATCATCAGATGATTCTCCTACTTTGTCTTTTTCGTCATTAAGAGTTTGTTGTGTTACTTTACCCTCTATCGCTCTTGCTTCTTGATCTGTTGTGGTAGTTACTGGTTTGCTGGTATCTTCTTCTGTTGCCTCTGTTGCTTCGGCGCTAAAATCTATTTCTTTATCCATAAGTTCTGTAAGTTCATTTACTGATTCTATCAAATTTTCAGTTGTAGGATTCTGAATATAATTTTTTGTCTTTGGAGCATCGCTTAACCTTAATATCTCAACTCTTTCTGTATCCAGTAATCTTTTTAACACTTTTCTAAAAAACTTCTTTGTGCCTATCTTTCGTAAATAAGATAATGCTTCATCACAAGCTTTAACTTCTTTTTCTCTTGATTTTATACCAGCAATTTGGAGTTTTTTACTTTCAAGTCTTCTGTATAATTCACCTACATCATTTACATTTCTATAACCTGTTTCATTTCCTCCAAACAAAGCTCGTTTGGTTTCAACGGCTGCGAAACCAATTCCTGACATATAAATACCCGACGCCCCACCATAATTAGCGTCAGATAAAATTCCGCTTGTAAATCCTTCGAAGCTTAATCCACCTTTATCTAGAATCTGTTTAATTTCGTTTGTTTGTTCATCACTTATTTGACCGCTTGGAGCATTGACATCAAGATGGCTTGATCTCATATTTGCTCCAAGCCTGCCTCTATAATTTATAGTTAATTGTACTTTTCCATCTGTTTGAAAATCCAAACTATGATCTACCAAAGTTAAAAACATGGATGTTTTAAGTTTCTCAACAGCACCAGCATGATCATAATTTATTTCTGACATTCTGATGTCAGTCCAATATGGGATGCTACTAGGGTCAGAATTCAAGCTATGACCAAAATTTACCATTATTTCGTAACATTCTGGTATCCATGGTGTTCTTACTTCTGTTCCTTGTGTTGTTTCTGGAACTTGTGCGCTTGGGGTTGATGGCGAAATTTCTGCTTTCTTGCTAAAACAATCCGGTTGTATTATTAAATCTGCCAAAGTATATGTTATACCAGTTCCTGATAAATCTCTTTGTCTAAAAAGAGAATCAATACTTTGCAAAGAGATAGATAAAGTTGCTTCTATATCTCTTTCAGCAGTGAATGAATCAGTACCAATATAATCAGCAGAAAATTCTTTTATAGCAGCATCATCTGATTCCCCAAGTGCATTCAAATCTGGAAAGATAATTGGGACAATCCTATCAATTTCGCCATTGAATTCGCCTTCTTGGTTACTAGACCTATAAACTTTAAAAAAGTTTAATTCTTTTACAAAGCTGTTTATTACATTTGTATTTGCATACCATAAATGCATAAACTCTGGTTTAATTTTCGATAGAATAGAAGGGTTTATACCAGATTTCTTATTCTCAGGCTTTATGTAATCAAAAATTATAAAGTTGCCAGAAGGTCTGCCGCTGGAAAGATTTCTATATACAGATAGCGTTCCATATCTTCTTCTAAAAAATCTATCTTCAAAATAATTGTACATACGACTTATTTTACATTGATCGGAATCTACGATTCCTCTCAACCTCATTTTGAATTCTTCTTCTGCCTCTGTTGCTGATGTCCCTTCTGCTGGCGTTTCTCCTGATTCGGACGCTCCATCTGGTGGTGTTGTTCCTCCTCCGCTTCCGCCATTTCCTTCGCCGGGAGTTGGAGATGGTGGTGTTTTTGAATCTGCTTTTGGTTTTGCATCTTCTTTTTTGGGAGGGGGTTTATATATTTTTCTTATCTGATCGGTTGCTTTTTTAATCTCGGTAGGGTATGTAGCAATGTTTATTACATCTTGGCTAACTAGGAGTGCCCAATTGAACACATTTGTTGTGTCAAAAGAAGTTTCAGATGTTTTTAACCATTGTTCTAGTGCAGTGTAAGTACCTGAATCAAGAGAATCTTGATATGTGACTAATACTCCATATGTTATAGATTTGTATAATAAATCCGCTTCTCTAATATCAGGGAGAAATGATTGAAGCTTTGTTTGATATTGTTTTAAACTTGAAATAAAATCATTTACATTTTTTGCAGCATCATCAAATTCTTTTATTATATCCTGCCAATTATCCTTGTATGTATCTTTTTGATATTTTGCTTGGGCTAATGTAGCATTTGCAGAACTAAGTATTCTCTTTATACTTAAACCTTGATCCGAGAAAACTATGCTATATTGCTGTGCTAATTTTGACTCTCCATACCTTGATAATGCCGAATAAGCCATCAGGCACCACCATTTAATCTATTTAACGCAATAAATTCTATAATTGAATTAACCCCAACTGGCACAGAAACAATATCGCCTATTTGCCATTCAACATCGGTTGGCTTATTGTTTATTAATCCAATCACCCACCAATATTCTGTTGTTCTATAATATTTATAGGATAATTTGTGGAGTTTTGTATCTTGACCCCAGATTTCTTGTTGAATAACAATATTATCTTTAAAAGAATCTGGTAGATTTAATTCGTTTTCTTGTCTATGATGTTTCAATAGTTTTAAATTTCTTGGTTCGAATAAGTTTTTATATTCGTTCATATCATTTGCAACTATTTTTCTATCTCTGTATCTTGACATATTTACCTTCTTTTATATTATTTCAAGAATGTACCAACAATTCTTCCATTTCTTATTCCGACTATTCCATTCTGTTGAAGCGCTGCACCCGTACTCTGACCAGCACCAGTAAGAACCGTTATATCAAAAGAAATATCTATATACCTTGGAATAACAACACCATTAATTAGTTTTGGAACATTTCCTAATGTATTAGAATTTACATAAGAATACTTAAAACTCTTTGGTGTGCCGGATATTGGTTTTGCAGTAAATTTACCAAATTCAAAAATAAAACTATCGCCCACAGGATTAGAAACAACATTTTCAACAGCAGCGGTTCCATCGCTTGGAATTTCCACAGCAGTTTCTGGATAGAAGAAATCTATTAATGTTTCAATATGATCTAAATCTTTTCCAACAGGATATAAAAAATTACAGACCACTTTTCTGTAAGTGCCTTGATATGTTGTTATTGGATTAAACCTGTTTGGCAATCTTTCTTCGTTTGCTTGTAGATCCAAATCATAATCAAAGTTTTTAAATATTACAGGTCGAAAACTAACAGATAGTTCTTTAACTGGGCCATTTAATCTTCTCCTGACTATAACTTCATCGATTTCTGCCATTAGATCATCTCTCCTGATGGAATAGAGAACTTGCGGATAGAGCTACCAGCAACAGAATCGTTCGGTACTTTATAATTATGTACGGTTTCTGCGACTTTCTTGCCATCTAGTGTAAGTTCAATCTTTGTATTTATTGGTCTGGATTCACCGCCAGTATTAATGTTATTTGCAACACTTGAAATCATAGATTTCTGGGTATTTGTATTAATCTCAGTTAAAGTTTTTGCTGTGTCTTTTCCTGTTGTTTTAAAAGTATCCATTTCATGATTAACTTTTACGATTGATTTCGATGTTTTTTCAACAGATAATGGTAAGGCGTCTGCAATTTCTCCGACTCCTTGGAGACCGCTAGTTAAATCAGGTAAAACTTCTTTTGTTAAACTTCTTGATTGAGGTAAATCTATTACATGATTTAAATCGACCAAACCATCTCCAAGAACCCCAAATTGATCCCCAAGAAATGTCGCAGTTCCAGCAGCAGCAAGAGCAGAAAGACCAAAAGTTAAAGCCCCCAGCGCAAGAGCCGCTTGTCCAAGAACAAAAGCCAAAGCTGCTACTGCTAATGATATACCACCAATTATGCTTGCAAATTTTGGTCCAACAGTGATACCAAGAACAAAACCAGAAATTAAGAGGAACCATTGGCCAAGAGTTATTTTACTCAAAAAACTCGTAATTTTTAGTGCTCCATTTAAAAATTTAAGTACCTTACCTAAATTATAAATAGCGATCATCCAAGAGACAATTGTTCCAACCCAACCATCACCAGCACGAAGAATAAAAGCAAATGGTTCAATAAAAGCTTTTAATAAGACAATCACTGGTTTAAGAGAAATAGCTAATTCCATTAAAACACCTTTGAACATTTCCATAGTTGTTTGGAATTCTTTCATTTGTTCTTTTTTCTTTAAGATTTCATCAGAACTTAAAGATTCAAAAGGATCTCCAATTAGATCTGTTCTACCTTCCATGATAGCAGCTAATTCAGTCACATCAGAAAGCCCCATTGAAGAAGCTATTGCTTTCTTTTGATAGTAAGACAAACTATCAAAAGATCCAGCAGCATCTTTGACAGCCCTTGACATAAGCTCAAATCTCTTTGATGGATCTGTCGTAGATACCATTTCAAGGGTGCTTAAATAAGGGCCTCCCAACATTGCGTTTAATCTACCAACAGATTGGGCTGCTCCATCAAAAGTATCAAATTTAGCAGTTATATCTAGTACTCTTTGAACAGATAAACCTGTTCCTTTTGATATAGATTCTAATTTTTGGAATTCTAGACCCATATCTTCTATATTATTCGTGGCAGCAGCGAGAACTGGCTGAGCATTTTTAAAATCGTCTGTTAATTGCCCAATTGGAACGCCCATATTTTCTGCCATGTTATCTAATGCAACATTGAAGTTTTGAGCTTCTATCGCTGTTAGACCAAATGACATACTTAAAAATTGAAGGTTTTGCGCTTGTTTAGCGGCAACAAATCCTTGTGCATCTAAAATAGCAGTAGATTCAACTAAATCTGTTTGCAAATTTTTGCTTAAATCTCCAAAACCTTTGTATGAAGTAACAAGGGTATTTACAGCATTAGAGGCATCAATTCCAAAACCTCTAAGATTAAAAGTAGAATCCATAACGACATCGTTAAACTGACCAGCAAAACCTGTTGCTTTATTGAAACTAACAGCAGCAGAATCCATTTTACCTATCATATCTAGCGAGTTTTGCCCAAGAATAGATAGAGCATTTGCTGCAAGGCTTGTAGCATTAGTAAATTCTTTTAACCTTCCTGAATATTCTCCAATTCTTGCTGGTATTGTTTTTTCGGCATCTTCGCTAAAAAAGGCACCAAACATTGTGTCATCGGCTTTTTTAAGGCCAATTTTTGACATTAGATTATCAATGTCAGTAAGTCCATCTTTTTTAGCCTGATTTAATCTAAGTTGTAATTGTAAATCTTTTACATTTTGCGCATATTCAGCGGCACTTAATTGACCTAATTCTACTTGTGCTCTAAGAAGTTTTTCTTTTTCTACTAAGCTACTTCTTTCAACTTCTAATTCTTTTTCTCTTATTTTATAATTTTCAATTGTATTAGTAAATAATATTTTTGTAACTTCTGCTTCTGCTTGAAGTTGTTCTACTCTATCTTTTACGCTTTGTAAAAGCCTTTCATATGAGTTTAACTGATCTTGTGTTAAACTATTCAATATATTTTCTAAATCATTAGCGTCTTTTAGGAATTTGTCGCCGTTTTCTCTTATAGTTCCATAAATAGCAGCAAGTTCTTGCGGTGTTTTAGCCATTAATAAAAACTCCTATTAATAAAAACATTTTATATTATTCCTTAAAAGGCCATACAATACCGGTTAAACTTTCAAATTTCTCTATTTCTTTTGTTGGTATAACATAAGGTTTGTTATTTTTAATCTTATTTATAATAGATAGTTCTTCTTTGATAAGTTTATTAAACAAAGTTATTTGTTCTTTTGTTCCTTTGATATTTATCTTTTTAGATTTTGTTATTGATTCTATTATAAGTTTTGAAGTATTTTGTGATTTATTGTTTAAATTTAAAGTTTCGGTAACAGATGGTGGATTTGATGTTGAAGAAGCATCCGTGTATTCTGGAATATCTAGGGAAGTAAATTTAAAAAGAGATACAAGTTTGTTAGGATCATTTCCGCTTTCGTAATAATCTAATATTTTTTGTGCAACAGGTTTGATATAACTTTTAACTTTTGTTTCTATGTCTAATAAACTTTTATTTTTTAAATCTGGGTCTTCTTTCAAATTACCAAAAAAAATTGGTATTATTTGTTCTATTTCCTTTAACCCTTTTATAAAAGCATCTTCTTTTCTTTCATTAGCCTCGGACATATCATTTTTATTATAAATATATTCTTTCGCTTTATCTAAAAATTTCTTTGTTGCAGTTGAATTTGAGACACTTGCTTTAAAGCCGAGCGCCCCACCTCTGAATATAAACGACAATATGTTTTTAAAACTATTATAAAATCTAGTAATAAATGTATCTGTATCTTTTATTTCAATTTGCATTTTTTGCTTAGTGGTGTCATCGTTCCCCAAGCCCATCCTTCTTAATGTTTCTTTTCTGGACTCCATAAACTCCAATAGCCCAACAAATTCAGCTACTTGGTCGTCCAAAGTAACCTTAGAACCGGAAGTGCTATTGGTAGCAACTGCGTCGTCAGCGGCACCAGGAGAACTTGGGGCAGCGTTTGCTGGTGCTGCTATAAAATTGGTTATTATTTCTTTTATTGCACTTGGCTTATACGCTGCATTTGTTTCATTATCCAATAATTGTAAATAACTTAAAAATACTCTTCTTTCCGCTTCTTCGGCTGGATATTCTGATAATTTTTTAGCAACTCTTTTTATAATTTCTTGCAAGTTCTGTTTTGGTATTCCTGTCCCTTCCCCGGTTAATATTTGAATAAAATAATTTTTTGCTTCTTCGATATTGTTTATTGTAGCATTAATATTATTCGTAAATCCATATGCAGGAGCAATTTCTCTTTTCATATCTTGATATTGAGATATTGTATTCAAACCATTTTTGGTCGAATATTCTCTATATGCGTCATATTGGTTTTGATTTCCCAAAAAACGCAATAAAGTTATTGCCATTCTTGTCATACGAATTTGGCTTCCTTCATCCGTGGGAGAAAAAGAATCCAAGAATTTTTGAATTGGCAAATCATTTTGATAAAAAACATCGCCCATAATTTGGGTTTGAATATCCTTGCCACCAGAAGCAATACTTATATCAGAAAAAGGCAATTTCATATTAGTTGGAACATATTGAGGAGCAGCCTCAACAAGAAGTTCCAACGCAATTTTTTGAAGTATATCGTTCATTTAGGTTCTCACACATTAATTAGTTTTTTAAAAAATAAAGGCCAGATTTATCATCTGGCCTTACTAGCTTTTTCTGCTTCTTCGTTTTCTTCTTTCTTTTGTCTTATCAATCTATTCAGAAACCATCGTCTTATCAAAATTGGAAGATTATAAGATTCTGTTATAGAAATTCCAGAATGATATTTTAAGAGAAACATCTCTTCATATACATTCTGGATATACTCATCTGTCAGACCAAAAGAAATCTACCGTAATCGGGATATCGACCTCCTGATTAAAAGAACAATTAGGACAAGCAAATTGTTGTCTCATATCGAGCGATGGTAAAATCTTTTGATATACATTTTTAATATGTCTTGAATCTTGTGTTGGCAAGTTTTCGACAAACTGGAAAAGCTGAACTTTGTTTGTAACCCCATTAACAGATACTATTATGGAGCTTAACAAAGTTGTAAGAGCACTTTCTGGCAATCCTTTCTTGGATCTCTTGTCCATGCTCTGGACAATCTCTGCTTCTTCTTTTGATGAAAGAATTTTAATTTCAACTTCGACATTTGTTTTTGGAGTTTTAAACACAAATGTTCCATCTTCTGTTTCTTCGACACCAAGTTGTTCTAAATCTGGAATTTCTTTTGGTTGAATTTCTGCAAGATCAAAAGTATAATCACTTACATAATTACAAGAAGGACAAGTCATTTTTGTTATGTATTCTGACCCAAAAGCAGTTGCTCTTGCTGCAACAAGAATCGCATTCTTATCGCCAGACAACATAACAGAAGCTTTAACTCTTTTATCTACTAAAAGATTATCTACAAGCCTATCAATAACGACGCCTTGTTTGATAAGAGATTTAGAAGTTAAAATATCTTCATCTTTTGCTGTCATAAACCTTATTTCAAGGCTTTCAACATTATGCAGAATATGCCCTTCTGGGTAGTATCTACCTTTCGATGGTAGTTCTACAAACTCTGTTGGGGTTGTAAAACTAAATATTCCTTCGCTATCGACCGAAATTATCTCTTTATTTTGGCTCAACATTTGAGCAGACAAATCACCATCTTGTGGTGATGATGCAACAAGCCTGTTGCTATTGTTACGCATATTAACCTCTCATTTATTATCTATCATTCACTCTTTTAATTCTATCATTTACTTTGGCACCTATTATTTGGCCAAATTGATAATCATTGTATTTTAATCCCATATAACTAAAAGTCAAACTAACATTACTTAAATTTTCTGATGAATAATCGCTTTTTCCAAAATCTATTTCTGTAATTTGAACACCATAGAAAGTCCAAGTATCAGTTACTTTTAAGTTTCCATCTCCTGTCGGACCTGAATCAGAGAATTGTTCTAGTTTTATAGCACCATCTCCAATTGCATCATAAGCTTTTGCTGGATTATAATAATCGGAACCATAACCTGTTTTAGATAAGAATTCAACAAGTTTGCTTGTGATCCCTTCATCTGGCAAATCAACAAAAACAATTGTTATATCCCCGAATTCAACCGAGGATCTATCTTTATATATAAAGTTATCACCAAAGAAAACTTGACCATCGAGCGCAGAACCACCAGCACCAAAGGATATTTTTGGTTTGGTAAAAGATTTAACATCCCAAGAAAGACTTGATATACCACCCAAAGTTGCTTTGAATAGATATTCTTTCTTGGGATCTTTTCCTAATGCACCAGTCCAAAAGTCAGCCATATAAATATCCTAATATTATTGTGGATTTAATTTAAATGCTGTCTTGCCATCTCCCGTACCAGATTCGAATTCTGCCCAGTCATATCTTAATTTAAGAGTAATCTCCATAAGATTTTCCGACGAATAATCTAATTCTGTAAAGGAGATTTCTTTTGCCCAAGCGTGCATCAAAGTCCATCTGTGTAATGTAGATCCTTTTTCATCTATAACTTCACAGATTACATTACCTAGTTGTAGGGCTGCGCCAGCTTTGGAAATAGAGTTATAAGATCCTGGACCAGATGGCATTATCATACCGCTCTTTTCGAATGCCGATAGGAAGTTAGCAGTAACATGTGGCTGAACTGGATCAACCAAGGTCATTGTTACTTCTGACCAAGTAGCTTTTGCTGGCCAGTAGTATTTATGCATTAAGTAATCGTGGGTCGATTCCGTCATAGTAATCGAAGGTTGAGAGACTTTTTTGGCGTACCATATACCATTTGTATCATTATTGGTATATGCTGAATTGCCAGTAAATGAAACTCTAAACCTGTAATTTCTTTTTGGGTCAGCACCGATTGTTGGGTTAGTCCAGAAATTATTTGAATTATCAGCCATTTATTAAACTCCTATATTAAGTAGATAATTGGAAACTTTTTATCAGTCTTCGAACGAAGCTCCTGCTCTTGTAATAATGAAGTCCAAAGCGATGAATTCAATTGAGCGTGTTGGTTTAACATAGATCTTGGCATACATGATATTTCTATCAACCAAATCTGCTGTTGTTGTAGTCTCGTCAAGTATGACTCTGTAATCTTCAAGCCCTAATCTAACTCTGACATCGCCCAAGAAGCTTTCTGCTCTTGTCTTAAAGTCTGTCCAAGTTGCTTGAACATTTTGTTCGAAGAGAACTGTTGAAGCAATTCTTGAAATACCTTTCTTCAAGTAAATCATTAATCTGCGAACATTGATTCTTGATAATGCAGAAACTGGCGAAACTTGCATTGTCTTTTGTCCGTAGATAACAATACCTTCTGATGGGAAACTAGCGATTGGGTTGATTGATCTATTGTATAGATCTTCTCTTTCTTTGCTGGTCAATCTGTATTCGACACCAGTTACGGACAAACCTGCGCCACCATTCGACAAACCACCTCTATTGAAACCTGCTGGTGCAA